ATGTACTTTGGCTGTTTGACGCATCAATGGATTTGACGTCCACTCCTCTCGGCAGGGCGTTCATTGTTCCCGGCGCAAGCCCGTATTCGCTTACATCCACAACCGGCGCCATCGGGTCATCTTTATCATGTGTCCCCAAGATATTATCCAAGTCGGAGCTTCCCGCCTGGCTGGTAAAAAATAAGGCAAAAAAGGACTTGATGATGGCCGACGTCAATTCTGCCGTTGTATATCTTGATACCTGTTTCAAAGTCTCCAGTACCGGCGCCAGATAAGGTACACCTCTATACTGTTCCGCCCTAGTATCATGACAGACCTGCAGAATATTGGGCACTCCTGTTCGTTTCCCGAATGCCTCCACACGAACCCATTCTGCTATCCTGAAATCCGTCGGGTCGTTAGGCACCTTGTTACTTATCCAAAATGCGACGATTTCCCCGTCAGCAGCAATTTCAACACCATTCACAATCCGGTTTCCATTAGGCGCTTTCATTTCCACTGCATAGGCACCGGTAGCCGACACATAGCCCTGATTGATAGGATTGGAAACCCGATTGGCTTCCAATAACTGGATCCTTAATGAATACGGCATGTCAAACGTCGGATTTTTCCGCCGGAAAAGCGAAAAAGAATCTCCATCCGTCAGATATGTCGAGTAAGCGATGAATTGCAGGTCGTAAAAATTATTTCTCCGGTAGAGATCACAATTCTTAGACGCCGCCCACAGATCAAACTCGCGTGAGGTCTTTCTTGCCCATTCCCGACCCGCTTTCGCGTCTAATCCTAAGAATTTATAGGGAATCCGGGGAAATAACCGCAGGCCATCTCCCACTGCGTGAACAACGGAGCTGTTAATAGCAGCTGCGCCCACCGGTGTATTAATGACCTGATCGGCAGAACGACCTCTGAGAGATCGTAGATTTGCATCAATATCTGCCTTTGCGCTGGACCTCTCAGGATTCCATGCCTTGAGAATATTACTTGTACGACTGGCCCCGCCCTCGGAATATCCTGTATTCCTGAACCGGACTGATTTGCGTAATGTAGGTGCTCTAATCCTGTTTTTTTGTGTTCTTTTTTCGTGCATCAAATATCCTCCTTATCCGAAAAAGACAACTCTTTTTCTTGACCCCGCTGATACGCGTTCGTCCTCGTCCAAAGTGGCGCCATCCGCCAGTAAATCATCAATGGCTTTTCGTATAGTTGCCAGATTGGCTCTTGTCAGCGTTCGATTGCCGATTGTATAGGACTGCCCGCTTAAAACCGCCTTTTCAGCTTCTAAATATAGTTTCAGGCGTTCGTTTTGTAGTCTGCTCATTCCATTTCTCCAATCAAAAAGCACCCTTTCGAGTGCTTTTTTGTAAAAACTACTTTGTACTTGCTCTGGCTTCTGCCAATAGCTGATCTTGAAAATCAAACAACCCCTGTCTCGTCACCTGCATACCTTTATCCAACATATAGTGGGCATTCTGAATACGGGCGTCTACATTCCATCCCACAACGGAATTAATGTCCGTATCATAGAGATTCTCACCCGGATAATCGGACGGCCTGAGTAAGTCTATTTCCATCAGCCTGTCCACGATATACTTGGCCGCCAAATTCCTTTCTTCCTTATTTGTCATATACTGCAATGTGTTTCTCAAAATATACAGCTGACGAATAGCCAGTTCTGGAACTACTTTCCGCTTTTCTCTGATAGGCTCTGCCGCTGAACAGAAATACTGTTTTACCCTCTCAATAATTTCCGCCGTATACCGTCCTGTCTTTTTAAGCAAGGACACCACGGATGCCTGGGTCAAGATAATCAGGCGGCTGTTGCAGGTATGTAGATTATTTTCATACCGATACTGGCGGAGTGTCTCCTTAGTCAGCATAATATAGGGTATGTAATACCGCTTGAGCGACCATAGAGCCGCGGCATGGTCAAATCCTGCCACAAATTCCAAATCTGCCAGTGTCATACAGGGGACGCTGTTGAAATACTTGCACCGGAGAATCTGCGGCGGCAACCATCTCTGTTTGGGCTTTGGGTGCTTCAAGGCTTCTTCCATAGCATGAAAACGATTGATGTAAGTGGCGGTAAATATCGCCCCTTTCTTACCAGTCATTTTATGAGCAATAAATTCACAGCCTTTCTTCGTGATAAGGTAGCATTTTAGAATTTTATTCTGATTTGTTTTATACGATGATTCTTGCCAAAATGAGGACAGTCCAATTTTGGTCTCACGTAAATAATCAGAATAAGTTGCTATCTCTCGTAATAAATGACGATGTAGTTTATTTAACATTTCGGCAACTTCTATACTTGAAATTGTTAATTCTGATGTTTGTAAATTATTCATTTCTATTCTCCTTTGCTTTTAAAGGAACATAGAATCATGATATAATATTTCATGAGAACTATGTTCTCGATTTTCAAATAAGGCAATCACTAACTTTTCCAGAGGCAGTGGTTGTCTTATTTCTTTTCTGTCAAGACCTTTTCAATTCCGATTCTAACAACTTCTCCTTTCGTCATCTTATATCTGTTACAGTATTCTCCTAGACGAATTGATAAATCTTCACTAATACGAACGGTTAAATTTTTAGAATTTGGATTATCGACTTTAGGTCTTCCAGTTTTGGGGCTCATATTATCACCTCACTTTATGCCTTGCATTTATTTTATTTCATGCCTTGCAAAAAGTCAAGAGGGAAAATAAAAAATATTTCAATATAAAACCGCCTACCTTTGTAAGCGGTTAAGTATCTATGTTGTTAGAGAGCACCCGTTAAGAGTACTTTCACCAAATATTTACCTGTCTTTTAGCTCTATATACTGCCTTTTTCTTTTGTGGTTTTGCCACCGATCTTTTGATCTCGG